AATCAGAGAGAGTATAGGTTATGTGGACGAAGATTAAAGAAGGTTATGCAAAATGCAAACAAAAAATTAAAGATATGTTAGGAATGTAAATGGCTAAAAGAATAACAACACAAGAGCTCCATAGAGAAGTTGAGCAGGTTAAACGAGACATAACAGTCATAAAGGACAATCACCTAGCTCATTTAGAGCGTAGTATGGCCAACTTAGAGGTTGATGTTAAAGACAATAGAAGATACTTCGACAATCGCTTAAACAACTTAGATAGTAAAATATGGGCTCTTGTATTACTTGCATTATCAACATTAGGAGCCACTATAGCAAGTATAGTGATGTAATTATGCCAGTAGCACCTAAATACATAGCAGATCAAGCCAAAAAAGCATTAGAAATCCGAGAAACATTACCTAAAAGCCGACAGTATGGTACACTAGTAGGCTTACAAAGAGCTAACCAACTAGCAAATGGTGAAAACCTATCATTACAAACACTTATAAGAATGCGTAGTTATCTTATAAGAGCAAGACAGAACTACAGACAAGCAAGATCACAAGGAAAAACAGCAGAAGACAGTAAGGCAATAGGTGCGTATTTGCTTTGGGGAGGACCCAGAGCCTTAGCATGGGCAAATGAGCAAATCGAAAAGTTACAATGAGGAATTGTATAGATTATTTTGGCAACTTGTTTCAAACATAAAAATAAGAAATAAAAAGCCAAGATGCTGGGAATACAAACCTGAAACACAAAAAACATATATACCCATAAAGGTATATAATTCAAAATATTTCAAATCAAACAGCACATTCTTACATAGATATATGTATGCAGTATATCACAGACAGTCTCTGACACCCGATGACGTAATTATGCACACATGTGATAACAGAATATGTATAAATCCAAAACATCTTAAGAAAGGTACAATTCAAACCAATAATTTGGATAGAGATACCAAACGCACCAAACGTACCAAGTAATCCTTTTTATAATTTACCACTTTTTAGCACTATTTTGACTAATACTGATAAATAAAAGTGTTAAAACAATAAAGGAGAGACTATGAGTTCATACAAAGAACAGAAAAAAATGGATATGACTCTAATGAGTAAACATTGTCCAGCAGATCCACGTTTGGGATATTACACATTTGGAGTTCATCCTAAAGATGCACAAACGGTTTTGAAATCATTTATAGATGAACCAGATGTGGAAAGAGCAGAACTAGTAGACGGTAACATAAGAATATATTATAAGGAGATTACAAATGCCTAATAAAACAGGATATAAATTAACAGTAAAACCAATGTTTAAAAAAGCCAGCAGATTCGAACAACGCTGGGGAGAACCTGCATACAAAATAGCAGAGCGAGAAAACGTAAGCACAACCACAATACATATGAGAGTGCGTAATTATGGTAATCCATATCAACGCAAAGCAAAGCCCAGTATATGGGAAGCCAAATATGGTAAAACCAGAAACGAAATATGTAAGGATCTATACATACATCCTGTGACTCTACTATTGAGAGAAAAAGCACACGGTTCAGTATATTGCGAGGATAAAATAGAAGATACAGGTGCTCATAGAAATTTACAACACGCAGGAACACACTGGAGTGAACTACCTCAATTTAAGGAAACAGGATTTTGGCTTATGCCAGATCATCCGGATTATAAAACAGAAAGAAACAAGTGTGCCAATTGGCAAATAGAAAGAAACATAAGAATTGCTAAGGAAAGAGCAGGAGAATAAAATAAGCCCTTACACTATTGCTAATATAAGGGCTTGTACAAATAAAATTTGGAGATTCAATTTGCTGATAAACAATTGGGTTCTGATTTGGAGAGACCATCTCTAATAAGATACTATAAAATAAATTATAGGATGCCGCAATTGTCTTCAATATATATTTATCTAGATAAATAAAATTGTATCGGAGATACGGGCGGAGACCAAGGACTATTTATAGTTCGCCACTAATAGGATAATATATGAAAAAAATAAATTTAAGGAGAATACAATGGTATCATACCAAGACATTCCTAAAAGTTACGTAGATAAAAACGACAAGCAAGTCTATTATTATAGACGTAAAACATTGGCTAATGGTAGTAAATCTAAATATGTTTACATACATGAAAATGAAAAACATGAAATAATTCATTGGTTAAACAGATTAGTTATAGATTTACAAGCAAAACAAGTTATAGATCACACATTTCTAGATGAATTATTTGAACGTACTGATAACTTGAAATCAAGCCCTATATCACACAAAAAGAACAGTTATATAACCTATGCCGCAGGAGTAGTAAGCAATATAATGCGTAATCCTACTCAGGACTTATCCGTTGATCAATTGAAAGACGTAGAAGAAGTGTATAGAGTTATAAACAGAGTCTATAGTGTAGAATTAGCAAATGAACTAGGTTATAATAATGTAACTAAAAAGAACAACCCTGTCCCAAAACAAATTAAATTTAAACCAGCATGAGGAGGTAATTATGCTAATTAAGAAAGAAGCCCATTGCGGCATAACAATAACATTTGAAGATAAAGATAATTTCAATGTTCATATAAACCCAAAAGACGATGTTTTGAAAACAACAGACGTCTACGTGACTGAAATAGAAAACCAATCTGTTTCAGAACAAACAACTACTGATCTTGTAGAACAATTAAAAAGAAGTTCTAAACAGATAGACGTAGAAGAAACCAGAGAAGACTGGGACGGTAGCAAAATCAAGACTACTGATAAAGGTATGAATATGAGAGAGTTCCTAAAAGAACACAACTTATAATAGGAGGTAACAATAATGATAAGCAATTTGAATGAAGATGCCAAAAACATTATTTCGATAACTAATAAATCGATAAGAGATAACGGAAAAGAGATAAGAGAAAAAGAATATATAATAAAAGATTTGGCATCTGATGACCAAATCTCTGAGATTACATCTCCTTCTTCTGGCAGGACTTCGTCCGAGACTTCGTCTCCGTCGTCTTCGACTCCGATTTCTTCGAAATCAAATGATGAGCCCTATATGAATGACGTGTATCAGGAAGGCACCAGAATTATTTCAACAAAAAAGCCATATTATATACGGGTGGCACTTTACAAAAGCAAGTTCAATAAAAGTGCAGGAAAACGCATCAATATTGACATAGTGCCAGAACCCGGTTACAGAGCTCTCAAAAGAGGAGGAACATTTCAGTACAACAGCATAGTGCTACCCAAACGCAATCGCAGTGAAGTTATAAAAAGACTGAATAATCCTGTGAAAGCACCACAATGTAGCACATTTGCTAATAAAATGTATGATATAGATGCAGAAGGTGTAGGAACTGTGAGTATTAGAACCAATAACGCAAAATGGTTAAGAAAACGCAAGATACCCAAATGGGCATGTGGTATGTCAGTAACAGACAACAGCATAACTGTTCATTTGCAGTTAAACAACAAACAGATAGATATACCCTGCAATGCCATAGAAGATAACAAATATTTCCTAGCAATGGGCGAATGGTATGATCCAGATTACGCAGAAGAGGATATGAAATGCACTTGGTAGACTTAAAAAAATGGCAAGTATTATCAAGACCACAAAGAGATACCACACAACGTATTCCTTTATGTAGTCTTAGTGAATCTGAATACAAACACATGATTGACATTCACAAACAATATGTTACACTAACTGATATGGAACTTGCGTTAGAACTTATCTCTGGAGATCTAAAGCACAAAATATCCATACTACAAGATATACTAAAAGAAGACAGAGAAATAGAAATTAGGTATTATGAAGAATTATTCTAAATGCAAACACACAGAAACAATGTTAGTCAGAGGTAACTGGGGGCCACACCGTGCTAAACGTATATGCCGAGACTGTGGTGCTTACATAAAGTGGGAAAAGACTAAAAAGGTTGACAAACATCTAAAAGATGCTATACTAACTGAGTAATTGCTAACTCCTTTTAGTTATAGTATATTTTGTTTAGCAATTACAGGGGTAGTGTGTGGATTCATTACAAACGCCGTTAGTCTTTACTCATATTTTGCATTAAAGGCGTAAATTACACACTATCCTTCTCCTTTCTCTGTAAATACCAGTATGTTTACAGATAAACAACGCAGAGAGCTCTTAGACACCCATTTAACACACGAACAACACTTTGCTTGGGTATACGAACATTTGGTTAAAAAGAATCCCAAAGACCTCACAGACATTCAGATAAGAACACTGGAACTGTTATGTGAAATGCCTAAAGCAGAGCAAAAAAAATATGTTATTTTAGACGATATGTTGTTGGAAACACCCACAAAACAGGAATATTATGCAAAAACACAGGGAAAGTGGAAAAAACGACAAGTATTGATTCTAAGTAAATATGATAAAAAATCTTAATTAGATAAATACTTATACGCCCACAGTAGCGATATAATACTGATATACAGGAGTAGCAATGACAACTGATAAAGACCAACAATTACCTTATCAAGTTAAAAACATTAAGTACGGTGAAAAGACTGTGAGAGGACGTGTGGTAGGCCGAAACAAAACAGTAATACCAGAAGAAGAATTCCAAAAATTAGCAGAATTACATTGCACATGGCAAGAGATATCCGATTGGTATACGGTGCCAGTTAGCACCTTACGAGACAACTTCGCTGATTTATATCAAAAGGGCACTACCAAAACGAAGCAAAGATTAAGACAAGCACAATTGAAATTAGCAATGAATGGTGATCGCAGTATGCTTATATGGTTAGGCAAGAATATACTGGGACAAAGTGATCAACCGATAAATAATGATAGTACAACTGTTCTACCATGGTTAGAACAGAATGATGAACATTCAAAACAATAATAATTGTTCCTATATGAAAAGTTGCCAGACATTCACATAACGTTCATCAGTACACAGAGAGACTCTTACCCCTAAGGGTCTCTCTACTTTATAGGGGTAAAGATATGAAGACAAAAGTTATAGAGGGAAACAATATAGATATTCTAAAAGGATATCCAGACAACCATTTTGACAGCATAGTCACAGATCCACCATATGGTATAGAGTTCTTATCAAAAGACTGGGATAAGAATACCGGTGCGATAGAAACCTGGGAACAATGTTTCAGAGTGTTAAAGCCAGGCGGATACATACTGGCGTTCAGTGCCGCAAGAACATATCACAACTTAGCAACAAATATAGAATCAGTAGGATTCGAAATCAGAGATCAATTGATGTGGTTATATGCATCAGGCTTCCCCAAAGCTCAGGATGTGGGCAAAGCCTTAAACAAAAGAGGCGTTAAAAACAAGTTAGAAGGCTGGAAAACAGCACTTAAACCAGCACACGAACCCATAGTAATGGCCCGCAAACCGTTTAAGGGTAGCGGTGTGGATAATGTGTTAAAATGGGGTGTAGGTGCTCTTAACATAGATGCCACAAGGATTGATTGGGAAGATGGAGAACAAGAAAAAGAGCAGAAATGGCGAGAAAAATATGGTAAAGGTAATGTGGGAGGGCCTACATTTAAGGGCACTAATTTTGAAGAACAAAAGAGAGGTGGCGAAATAGTAGATGCTCCTCCTGGCAGATTCCCCAGTAATGTGTTAGGTGAAGTTGAAGGCTATCAAAAGTTCTTCTATTGTCCCAAAGTAAGCCGTGCAGAACGTCATTGCGGATTTGAAGCACCAGAACCAGAACCCTTTAACAATCCTGAGGATATGAAAAAACATCCACTATGGGACCCAAGCATAGGCACAAATAGTCATAGGCTTATGACAAAGATCAGAGAGCATCAGAAAAACAATCCTCTTGCTCATATACCCACAAATCCTGATGGTATGTTTACAGGATTCTATGAAAATGGTGAAAGCAATGAAACAGGTGGCAGTTATATAAACAAGCCTAAAGGCATCTATACAACAGGTGATGCTATGAGAGAATTAGGAGGGCGTTGGGAAAATCAAAAGACAGCCGCAGGAATAAAGGCTGTAGCAGTTGATAAAGATGGAAATACTATACCACAAGTCACACTACAAGCAATGGTGGAAAGCAAAGCATCAGGAAACAACCACCCTACCGTTAAGCCGGTGGCACTGATGAGATACTTAATCAAATTGGTGACACCACAGGGTGGTAAGATATTAGATCCTTTCACAGGATCAGGATCAACAGGTATGGCGGCTGTTGAGTTAGACTATGACTTTACAGGCTGTGAATTAGATCCGGATTATGTACATATAGCAGAAACCAGAATAAATGCCTGGAAGAACAAGACAGATTTAGAAAACAATCCACTACCAGAACAATGGTTTGAAGAAGAATGAAGTTAACAGATATACAGAAAGAAATAGTCAATGACGAAAATCGTTTCAAAATAGTTATAAGTGGTAGACGTAGTGGTAAAACAATGAGTGCCATTACCAGTCTAGCCAAACATGCCAGACATCCAAATCGCAAGTGTATGTATATTGCACCTTCATATAGAATGGCAAAACAGATTGTTTATGATGACCTATATCAGATGTTAAAAGACCGCAATTGGTTAAAGAAAGTAAATCAAAGCGATTTAGCATTTACACTAGTAAATGGTTCGGTTATATATTTGCGTAGTGCAGATAATCCAGACTCAATAAGAGGTATAGGTTTAGACTATGTGGTATTGGACGAAGCCGCTGATATATCAGAAGATGCCTGGCGTGCAGTTATACGTCCTACACTATCCGATAAAGAAGGTTCAGCAATGATTATATCTACACCTAAAGGCAGAGGATGGTTATATGATGTATATAATGATGCAAAACATCTAAATGATTGGGCGAGCTGGCAATTCACGACAGCAGAAGGCGGTATCGTAAGCGAACAGGAACTTGCTCAAGCACGTATTGATCTAGACGAAAGAACATACAAACAAGAATATGAAGCACAATTTGTTGATTATTCAGGACTTATCTATTATGCATTCGGCGAACACAATATCAAAGAAATGCAATTTGGTACAACAGAAAATATACCTTTACATATAGGTATCGATTTTAATATTGATCCTGGATGTGCTGTTATAGCCTTTCAACATAGTAAAGGTATACATATCTATGATGAAGTCGAAATATACGGTACAGACACAAGAGAAATGGTTTTTGAAATAATGAGACGATATCCGAATAGAAAATATATATGTTATCCGGATGCCAGTGGTGCACAAAGAAGAACAAGTGCCGGCGGTGTAACAGATCATATAATATTGAAAAATTCAGGATTTAACTTAAGAGTAGGTAGTGTTAATCCTAGTGTAAAGGATAGAATAGCAAGTGTAAATTCAGTATGTAAGAAAGATAATATGAGGTTGACAATAGATCCGAAATGTGTTAAAATTATAAAAGGATTAAGAAGTCACACATATAAAGAAGGTACAAGACAACCAGAAAAGAATGGATCAGTGGATTATTCACATTTTAATGATTCTGTAGGATATATGATCAATCACTTGTATCCAATGCGTGTGGAAACAAAACAAAAATATTCAGTCACAAGGAGAGCATAATGGCAAATGTAGAATACATAATAAAAGTGATAGAACCACACAAAGAGTATTTAAAACCTTTTGTCCAGCCCACATTGGACGATTGTAGGCGAGAAGCACAGGAATACTTATGGAGTAGACCAGAAGGAACAAAATACATATATGTAGCGGCAAGGATAAAAAATGCAAATTGACGAACAGTTGACAAAATGTCTAGTTATTACAAATTACAGAACCGGTAGTACATCATTTTGCATTGAAAATGGTAGAAAAAATAATTTAGTTAATCTATTCGAAATACTTAACGATAAAGATACCTATCAGAATGTAGACGAAGCCAGTAAGGTGTTAGAACACACAGATAATTTTATAGTTAAAGTTATGCCAGATCAATTTGCATATGATTATGCTAATTTAGAACAACTTATGAAACATAGTGATCAAATAATATATCTATATAGAAAAGACTTTACAGCACAATGTTTAAGTTGGATTGCTATGCAACATTTACAGGACTGGAATGTCAAACCACAAGAAGAATCACAATCCGCAGTAAATCATATTGTAGATATAGATCAAGCATTTGCAGATAAACATTCTAAATTAATTAGAGATAATAATGATTTTATAAAAGAATGTATAAAAAGATATCCTGCACCAGTATATGCATATGAAGATATAAACAACGGAAAACCTTATAAAAGAGTATATGATTGGAAATATATGCCCTTTATAAAAGATTATAACACAAAGGAAATTTATAATGAAACAATCATATAAAGTATGGGATAGTCAACGCAATTCAATGACACGTTATACTCCTAAAGAACTATATAAGATAGTAGTTGATTATCCTAAAACAAACAGACAATTAGAATTTATAGGTATGGACAGAGGTTCATGCATAATGCAGGCAGAAGTAGCAAAACAAGAAGGCGATGATCTTATGCTTATGCAAACAGAAGAAAAAATAACGGTATATAATAAGGAGAAAGTATGAAATTACCAGAATATTTAAAACAAGAAAGTTCACACGTAACGTTAGGTGTAAACACAATGAGTCTTGTAGGATTAAGTCTTACTTGGGGTCATATGTTAGGATATCTTAACTTATGGTTCTTACCATTAACAATATTAACATTACTAGCAGGATTTGGTAATGAAATAAGGAAAAGAGATGCCCAGTAGCAGTGACGACAAAAAAGCAACCGAGCGTTTTGATAAGTCAACTGTAAAGGCCGCTGAAAAGTTCATTGATGGTTCACCACAACTAAGACAAGCCAGAGATATTGCTAACGGTTTTAAACCTTCAAGTGGTATAAGCAGTGGTGCTAATGACCAAGCATATAAAGATGGCTGGGATAGAATATTTGGCAAAAAGAATAAAGATGAAGAAGAGTAATTGGCATGGTGGCAAGGGCTCTACACCAAGAACAGACACAAACAGTAAACAGTATCAGGATAATTGGGAAAAGATATTTGGCAAACCTAGACCAAACATAAACACGAGGAATAAAAATGGCTCAAAAGGCAACAGTAGCACACCTAAAATTTAATTATATTCACAAAGTGGGTAATCATACGAATAGTGAAAGAACAATTCGAGAAGGATATAGACAAATTGTAATACCTGGAGAAGGTGCTGAAGTACAACAACGTATGGGACTAGCAATTATGAACTATGCAAAGAATTATGGTTTATTTGATATCGTCACTATATCACCAGAAGAATATAACAAAGCAAAGGAAAAAAATGAGAGCAATACACAAATACAAAAATAACAAACATCCAGAA